AGCACGCTACCACTCAGAAGTCAACAAAGTATGTGACAGACCTCAAAGTGGCACACAGACCCTCCCAGACCCCTTAGAGGTGCGTTATACTACTTAAGTAATCAACACACACCATATGTTCTCAGTCTCAGAGACTATCACACGTTCTTTGACCCCATCTGAGCGTCTTTCCCTTGACAATCAGCAGGTGTTTGATGTATACTGTAAGGCAATGGTAGAGATGGATAAGTCTACTGCTATTGAATGTGCTAAAACTTTCATGTTAAAAGCATTATCAGTTTCTAATTAATCTCAAAATCTTAAAAAGTCAAAAAAACGACTTTTTTAATAATTTAAAAAACTGAGAAAGTTTAATTTCTTAAGTTTTTCCTTTTTTTCCTTTTTAAAACTCTTCATTTAATTAACAAATGTCTAAAATGTATGACAATTTGATCAGTACAGCTATTAATAGCATTAATGTACATGAAAACACTATAGAAGTAGTGTATAATAGTAATAAAGATAAAGAATATACATTTAAATGTGAAAATACACAAGATTTTGAAGATAGTTTGTGTAAAGAACTTATTAGTATAGAATTAAAGACTGGAGGATCAGTTGGTAAGTTTCTTCACAATCAAATTAAAGAAGGTTTGATTGTTGAATCTAAATAATTATTCCAATTGAGTTAACAATTCACACAAGACAATGGGTAAACGTTACAATCAACAAGAGAACAATAAGAGTCAACAATTCAATGAAGATTTTGAAGACTTTGGTTACAATGTGAAGAATATTCGTAGACAGACTAAGAAGAAGGTAACAAAGTTTAAAAGAGAAGTCAATGAGTATGATGACAGTTTCTGAACTGTCCACTATTGCTTGATTTTCCATCCCGATCGTGTATTGTATACATGTTCGGGATTTTTTCATGGTTTTCATCTATTCAAAGACAAACGAGTTAGTGTATACATTGGATGGTAATCATCAGCGAATTCTTATGTATCACCCATTGCTATCTGATGGCAACGTTGAATCAAACCGTGGTGCTTATGAATATGTTGAATGGGATGAACTAGATGATGATGCATTGGATGAGGCAGATAGATGTCATAAACTGTTGTTGAGTGAGGTTAACTAACTGTTCTTCACTAAATGATATCCAGGTCAGCCGCCCCAACCAGTTGACAAAGTGGTTCACCAAGGGGGGCAATCGGTTCAAAATGCTCTATACTAACAGCATGGAAAACAAATCAAACAACCTCTACCTCATCAATGAGGTTCTCTCCGATTACACCTCTGGAATGGCAGTCATCGCTGCTCCTTCCTTAGAGCGTTGTAAGGAGATTTTTACAGAGGAGTTCAACTTTGATGACATCGGAGAGTTCGATTCTGCTATCAAAGATGGCAATTACAAAGTCATCGAGAATGTAAACCATGACGAAGGCGTTGTCTCCTATGTCTACGGAGGCGGTTAATCCTGCCTCTAACTGATAACACTCACTCACACAAACAAAATGACACAAACTTCAAATCCCTACGTCAATACCCTCGTTGAGATGGGATACGATCGTCAAGACTGTGAGATGGTCGCAGCAGCAGGTCAAGAGAAGATCTTCCCCTGTGTCATCCATGGTCGCACCTTTGACACCAAAGAACAGTATGATGAGGAACTGGCAGATTATCTCAACGGACTATGACACTTGGCAAGGTGCCACACAAAATAGGCACATCACTCAAAACCCTGTATTGTAGAGTCATGAACAAAACCGATCCACGAAACGACATTGCCTTTGACATCCGATCCTTCTGCATTGCCAACCCTGAGGCAGACTTTGAGATGGTGATGGATTTCGTAGACTCTCAGATCGTCCCCTTTGAGGCAGATGATGAGATGTGCGACCTCGCCATGGAAATCATGCTAGATGTGGACCAATCCACCTAGTGTCACACAGGGGGTTTACAACGCCCCCAATTCATTCTATTGTTCTCTCAAGTCAAACAACGACACCAAACATGCGTAAGATCGAACAGCAAATGAATGCCGCAATCAAGGCAGACAAGAACTGGTCATCAGGCAACACCCAAGTTGTTACAAACTGTGGTGTGTCTACTGTGTATCTCCATGGCAACAAAATTGCTATGGTTGATGACACAACCCTCACCATATTTGATGGCGGTTGGCAGTCAAACACAACCAAATCACGTCTGAATGCATTATGTGATGAGTTCTGCATTGCTGGTGAGGGTGTATTTCAAAAGGACTTTCTTTGGTACGTTCGCAAGTTCACTGGTGCAATCAATGGTAAGAATGTGTATGTGACAGAGGATTTCTGTTCTGGTTACGTCTTCGCCTAAGGGCGACAAAATGAAGCGATTAACTAACACTAATCGCTTCATCACTAACTAACACGAATTCCAATTCATGGCACACTATACCATGCCTTACCTGCCTGTGGTGGGGCAAGGGTCAGCAAGCAGACTGTCCACTTATGTGGGCATTGCTCGCATCATTGGGTCTATAATCAAATCAATCAAAACCAACTGATCATGTTCGCAGTTCAACCAACCGCCTTCGGTAACTTTGACGAGTATGGGGCAGACTACACCCCAACCATTGCCGGAGCATATCGCATCGCCGCCTTACGTCAAGACGAGGGAGAGGGTGATCAGATGATCTGGCGTCTCACCACAGGCGAACCCGTTGCATGGGTGCGAGTCTATGAAGACGAGGACATCTCCAGTGTGACAACTCAGGAGCTGGCACTGCTGGTATAGATATCCAGTCCTGACCCTGTAGACTAACAGCATGGAAAACAAAACCACCAAACTCACCCGCTCTGCTGATGGCATCTTCATGCACAGCACCAACCCATCACCAGTCATGCTCGCTGCCATGGACAGCATCAAACGACAGATGGCAGCAGAGACCGCCTATCGCGCCCGTGTTCGTGCTGGACTGGAACCTGCCAACCAGTGGGGGAACTGGTCTATCAGTGATCGCCACTGATCACCATAGGGTCTACAATACACACATCAACCAAACGGAGCAACACATGAACGGATGGGCAAACTACGAAACCTGGAACGCTTCCCTCTGGATGGGCAACGATGAGTTTCTCTACAACACAGCAAAGGCATGCGTCACCTATGTGGGCGACAACGAGACCCCATGGGATAAGTTCGTTCGCTGCATGACTGATGGCATGATCGGTCGTTTCATGGATGAGACAGGCGATGGCGTCCGTTGGGATGACCCCGCCATCTGTGCAGACGAGATGAATGAGCTGATGGCAGAACTCTGAGGGGTCGCGCCTCTCATGCTATAATTTCACCAACGACACAACACCATGAACAAGCGATCCTACACCAAAGCAGTAGACCAGATCCATGCCCGTTATGGGTTCATGTTCACTAGTGAAAAGAAACACCGCAAGTACAAGCACCAGCGACTAGGCATCGTCAGCACATGCAGCAGCAGTCCAAGCGATGGCAACGCACTGAGGCAAATTGAGCGGCAGTGCCGTCGCTTAGTCGCAGCAGCATAGCACAGCAGAGGGACAGGGGGGCAGTATTGTGCCCCTTTTTTATGTGGTCGCGAAGCGCCAAGCGAAAATCAATGGGTCCCTCCTAACCTACAAAAGTATCCAGACGACCGCTAAATATTTTTGAAAATTAATTTTTCAAAACCATAAAACCCAAAAAAATTTCCCAGCAAAAAAATGCCTGAAAAAGTCGATCTAGAGAATTACGATAGTATAATGAATAACTTTGATGCATTTTGCGATGCATTTGAGGAGAGAGCAGTAGAAGCATTTCAGAGAGGTGATACAGACAATGGAAGAGTTATTAGAGCAGCTACAGAAGCAGTTGGAGGTATTAGAGGAGAGGGTGAAAGCATTAGAGAGACCGACAATATTATACAAACGCCCGAGTGCGAGTGAGTATGAGAGTTTGTCAGGGACATTAGATTATTTGCACAGTACTGTAGAGGAGATAAGGAATGGCAATATTAGCAGCAGCGAGGACTAATGATATTGTCACACGAGTAGCGGATGGATGTAGTCCCACTACAACGCTATCAGCAGGCAATCCAAGAGTATTAGTGGGTGGATTACCTATAGCAGTAATTGGAACGCTCACAGCACCGCATACAAGGCAATCAGGCAATTCTTGTATACCACATATAGGGACAGTAACGAGTGGATCATTAAGAGTGATTGTAGGAGGATCAGGAATTGCGAGGATTGGAGATAGGGTTGATACAATTCATACAATCACGGGAGGATTTGCAAAAGTTGTAGTAGGGTGATATAATATGGGAGTCAATCAAGAAAAATTATGGCGAAGAGTAAAGTTGGACTTAGTGGCGGATTAATGATCGAGACTATACCCAAGAAAACACGACAGGGTATGGGGAAGCACACGAAGTATGCTGCCAGTTCACGTAATGGCAAGAAGAAGCGTTATCGTGGTCAGGGGCGTTAAATAGATATGTTAAACGAAAATCACGGGCGGAGGCCGAAAATGGGTAACAGCAGAGTTGATAAAAGTCAAGAATTTATCAAGGAAGGGATGACTCTTATTACTGAGGTTGAAAGCGACAAGTATTTACGTAAAGTAGGTAAACGTAAGGACATGCAAGAGGGTGAGTTATTTGATAATCAAGAGGAATGGGCAGACGGGTTTTGCGGTAAGTGATAAATAATAACAGCCTCTTGTTGTGTTTAAATGCCAACCTTTCAGACATTTAAAGATCTGAGTGTTACGTTTAAGAAACATCCTGTTTCTGATGACTTAGTAACTGTTAAGGATAAAGCAGCTATTGTACAATCAATTACATCTCTTCTCTTTACTCAAAAAGGGGAGAGATTATTTCAACCAGATCTTGGTTGTGATATATATGGTTCATTATTTGAACCATTAGATTATATAACTGCGGGTGTTATTAGATCACAAATTAATGAAACGATTATTAAATACGAACCAAGAATTAGAGTAGATGATGTTTCTGTCATTGTTGATGAACAGAACAATGGATACTCGGTTGAATTATTTTATACTATTGTTGGTAGAGAAGACACACCTGTGGCAGTAGAATTCTTCTTAGAGCGT